ATTCAGGGTTAAACGTAATCCATATTTCTGATTGTTCTTTACGGATAGTTGGAATCAGCACATTCCAGCTAGTCTTTGAAACCGTCTGTGCCTCTTCTACCCACGCGATAGAAATTCCCTCGAAGCTCTTCACGTTTGCGATGTTGTTCTTTAAACCTACAAAAGCAAACTCTGTGCCGTTTAATCCTCTGATTGAGTTTTGGGTTATTTCATAGAACCCATCTAAACCCATATCTATAATTTGATCTGATAGTAATTTATGCACCGAATCTTTAATAGAGGTCATAAACTCTCTAGCGCATAGTATTCTTAATGGAGCTCTAGCGCCTTTAATCAATAACGCTCTTGCAACCCCCCATGATTTTGCACCGCCTCTACCGCCGTATAAAATGCGATAGCGTGCTTCTTGTGGAGTAAACAAACATTCAAGCTTTGCAGGAAACTGAATCCTAGCTATTGCATCTTTAAGTTGTTGTTGATCCATCTGACTTTACGAAGGTGACTTGTATGCCTTCAAGTGGCGTGCCGTCAATATTACCAAATTTAGTAGTATTGGTTTCACCCCAGCCCATTTGAGCTTTAGTCCACCATATTGCAGCAGTTGTGTCACCTGATACAGCTTTGTTGTATAAAGATTTAGCCACTTGAGCCGATGCAGTTGCTTTGCCTACCGCTAGCTCTTTTTCATAATGTTTGCGTAGCGTCACATCGGATATGCCAAGTAATGCAGCTATTTGCAGTTGAGGCAATCCTAGCCCTGAAGCACTTAATACTTGTTCTTTAGTCTTGTCTGTAGGTATATGTTCTAGCATCTTTTTTATTGACCCAAAGTGTTTTTGATAATGTGTATGTAATCAAACGCTTACAAGTTTAGTTAAAGTAAACTCTAATTGCACAACATTTAGCTTATTCTTATTGTTTAAAGTATCCAATTTAGCTTGGGCTTTAGCCTTATGTGTAAATATACACTCATCTAATGGTGATTGATCGTGCCTAAATACAATAAACCATCTTTTATAGGTCATTTTGTATTAGCTCGGCTTTCTTACCCGTGAAATCTTCCCATCTCTTGACTATTACGTCACAATATTTAGGCTCTAATTCCATTAAATAAGCGTGCCTATTATGTTTCTCACAAGCTATTAAGGTAGTTCCCGATCCGCCAAATAAATCTAATACTACTCCATTAACCGCGCTTCCGTCTAATACAGCCTTTTCTACTAATTCAACAGGCTTCATAGTAGGGTGCAGTTCGTTTTTAGCGGTTCTTTTAACTTTCCATATATCCATACCGTTGTTGCCGCCATAAAACTTATGGTTATTTACCCAACCATAAAAAATAGGCTCATACATACTCATGTAATCGGAGTTAGACAGGGTGTGGTTACCTTTATCCCATATAATTAATGATCTAGGCTTTAAACCTGTTCTATTTAGGCTTGAGTAATAGTTATCTATGCCTAAACGGTAAAAGCTTATATAAAAAGCACCGTCTACCTTAATCTGTATCATAGAGTTAATACTGTCTAGAAAATTATTGCCTTCTTCTTTAGACATTTTATCGTTTTTAATAGCACCATGACTAGAGTTAAAGCTTTTTGAACCGTCGGCGTGTATTCCGCCAGTAAAGTCCATTAAGTAAGGTGGGTCGGTAAAACACATATTAGCTATTAGATTATCAGGCATAAGCTTATCTACATCGTCAATAGACGTAGAGTCGCCACACATTAGCCTGTGGTTACCTAGCTGGTATATATCCCCAAGTTTAGTAATAGGTTCTTTAGGTGGCTCAGGAACGGCATCTTCATCAGTTAAACCTTCAACTTGGTCAGGCTTTAATATGTCCGCTAGTTCTTTATCGGCAAAACCTGTAAGGTTTAAGTCAAAGCCCAAGTCTTGTAAGTCTTTTAGCTCAATAGCTAATAAATTTGAATCCCAATCAGAGTTTAAAGCTAGTTTATTGTCCGCAATAATTAATGCTTTGCGTTGTTCTTTAGATAGATGTGCTAATTCAATAACAGGAACTTCAGTCATGTTTAACTTTTTAGCCGCCATAATGCGACCATGGCCTGCAATAATTCCATTATCACCATCAACTAATATAGGATTAGTCCATCCAAACTCTTTAATCGAAGCCGCTATTTGCGTTACTTGATCGTCTGAATGCTTCCTAGAGTTGTTGATATACGGAATTAGCTCCGATAACTGACGTTTTTCAATTTGCATTTGGAGCAGGCTCATCTGTCTTAACTTCCTCTTTAGCTTTAGCCGCTTCTTGCTCGGCTGCTATTTGTGGAATAGCTTGAGTCTTAATCTTGACTACGATTTGCTCTGCTACTTCCATTGGAAGTTTATATAGACCTGCTACTACTAATTCTGCTTCTTTGATTTCAAGTTCCAACTTAATGGCCATGATATGCTCCTTTGTTAATTAAGGGATTATTCTATTCTGTTTCTTCTATAAATGCTACGTCTTGCCATGACATAAGTAAGAACTTCTCACCGTTATCCATGACAGGTTGAAATTTAAGATATTCGTCTTTACCCATAACGCCAAATCTAATTCGGTCACCTACAGATACAGGCATAATATCATATTTGCCTTCTTTGATTTTTTTACCAGGCCCAACTGCTACAACTTCGCCTGTATTGTATTCCTCATGGTATATAAAGCCAGGTATAGCTGACTTTGCTTCACGCTCAATAGGTCTTACTAAAATCTTGTCTGCAAAGGGTCTAATCATTTCTTAATCCTTTTAGGTTTGTTTTCAATTTGAATAGGTTTAGATTCTAATAAATTACTAATAATGGGTTCAGGCACTACTTCGTCTTTAGTTCTTGCTACATTAGCAAAAAGGAATTCACCGCACCATTCGCTAGGTGATTTAGTAAGTGATTGTGGGTATCTGTGACAAGCGCCAAGTTTTCCGCCTGTAATAAAGAATTTACAAGACAAACAACTATCTGTAGAATTTGATGTAGCCACTTAATAAACCTCCATTATTACTTGGTTAGAATTCCCAATCAGCCTAAGACTGGTTGGGTTTTCGTTTAATTACCTTATTTAGCGTAAGTATTTCTTTTGTGATCGTAGCAAACTTTTTCTGAGCTACCACCTTTGAATAGCTTATCAGCACCAACAGCGTCTTTCATACCCATACCAACGCCACCTTTTACTGATTCTTTTCTTTCACCTGTTTTATCAGAAGCTAGAACGCCTTTAGGCATTTTCTCACCTGATGCACCTGGTGTATATTTTTCTTTATCTTTCATACCCATGATATGTTCCTTATTTTAATCTTAAATTTAGCTAAATTTTCACGAGCTATTTAGACTCGTGAGCTTTTATTTTAGCAGAAAAATGAGCCTTGAGTAGCTTTATTTCTTCTATACCAATCTTTATTGTGTCGTTATCAGATTCGAGTGCTTCAACAGCGTGTATTCCAATTTTTCTAATAAGTCCGCTTCTGTATCGGATGAGATTACCAGATAAATGGGTGTTACAGGCCGAGCATTGTCGGTGACAGTTAAGCTCGTTAAATCGAAGGTGTCCTGCACTTCCAATGCTTCTGTAATGGCCTGCATGATATGAGAAGGCACTCTTTGACCCACAACTAATACAACCGTCATCTTGATCCCTTAACCTAATATATTTATTGAATGTTACTTGTGTATCTTTTAACCAATCGGATCGGCTTTTTAGTTTTAACTTGGCTTCTTTAACTTCTTTTTTAACGGTTTTAATTCTTTTGTCTTTAGCTAACTCTAATGCACATTCAAACCCACATACTTGTTGAAGCGGTTTGTTTGGCGTAAATTCTGTTTTACAAACCTTACACTTCTTGGGCTTGATCGGTTTCACTAAATCTTACTCCCAATTCTGCACCGTAAGCATATATTTGTTCCATGTATAAACTAAAGCCATGCTTGGTAAGTTTATTGGTTGATCCTGTTAGCACTTGTCTGCCGTCAGGCGTTTCTTCGTATTTCATGTAACCTTCTTTAACTTGTTTAGGGTCAGGAAAGTCAGGCAAGAATTTTTCTTTAAAGTATTCGTGCCATATCAAAGCTGAATATTGTTTGCCATGCACCCATGCTTGTGTAGCTATGTCGTTTAATGGGCCTGCCCACATCAAAGCATTAGCGCTTAATGATCTGCCTTTTTGTTCTTCACGAATAATAACCTCAAGTGGCCGTTCAATATCTATAGGTGCATTTTGTATTGCGCTTATGGCTGTGTCGGCTTGCAGCTTTCCTACAAGTCTAATAACTTTAGGTAAGTAATCTGTTCTCATGGTGTCGTTTCTCGTAATCATTGCGACAATCTATATCGCAAAAGCGTTTAATAGAAGGTTCGTGACAATTTAGACAAGAGCCGTTTGATTCAATAGTTTTTTGATGATCTCTAATATGTTTAATAGCTTCATCTCTATCGTGTTGTTCTAAATCGCTGGCTCTGTCAAAATCATCTTGCATAATTTAAAAAGGGATGTCTGATTCCATGTCATCAAAGTTAGCTGGCGCAGGTGTTTTAGCAACTTCTTTTGCTTCATCACGACTGCCTAACATTTGCATTTGGTCTGCAACAATTTCTGTGGTGTAACGATCCTTTCCTTCTTTGTCTTGCCATTTACGAGTTTGAAGTCGGCCTTCAATATACACAGGGCGACCTTTTTTTAAATACTCACCTGCTATCTCTGCAAGCTTTCTAAATAAAACAATATTATGCCACTCGGTCTTGTCTTGCTTATTTCCTTCTTTGTCTTTCCATGATTCAGTTGTAGCCAAACTAAAATTACAAACTGCGTCACCATTTGGTAAATGTCTTAACTCAGGGTCTTTACCAAGATTGCCTAATACAATTACTTTATTTACTGATGCCATGCTGCTCTCCTCTGTTGTGAATTGATATGACATTAGATAATATATATTTATTACCCATTTGTCTTTTTAATTCTTGAACTTTAATATTTCTTTTTTCTACAAACTCAATATCTTTTGTGGTAATAGGAAGATTAGTTCCGTAAAAGCTATTTAGTAACATATTTTTTTATAACCTCACCTGTTGATGGATGTAATTCATATATGTAGTCAATTTTTTTCTCTTTAACTCCAAATATGCGCTCAAAGTTTTCATCAAACTTTTTTTGATCGACTGATCTATACATATCGCCTTTTCCTGCTTCGTGTGCCATAACACCTCCTAAAATAACGGTTCTGCTTTAATTAAATCAAATACATTTTCTTTTGGTGCTTTTGGTAAACGTTTAATAACGTGATTGGGTTTATTTAAAACATAAAACAAAGCTTCATGTTTTGTTCTAAACTTTCGTATTGCTTCACCAAAGTCATCAATAATTAAATAATTAAACATTAATCCTCGCATTTACCATTTAAACATCTTGCGTTTGCTAATGCAGCTTCTTCAATATCTGCAATTGCATCTTTGCCAATAAAGTCATCGGCTGCAATTCTTAATCTATTGTATAGACTGCGCTCCACTTCCGTCACAGAAGTTTTCATAAGAAAGCCTCTGTCTTTTGCATGATCCGCAATAACAGAGCAAACATAATCAGAAGGCTCTACACCCCATGATTCAACTTCATTATATTTCTTCTCGTCTATTTCAACTTCAATAATTACACTAAAGCGTTTCATGTTTCACCTTTCTAATAAGTTCTAACATCGATGCTCGGCCATGTTTCTTTTCATACCGTTCTAGCATTGACCTTGCGTGTGGTTTAAAGGCGCTTCGTAGCCAACGCACCCAACAACACTCGTTATTAAAATTAAAACGGCCACGACTTTCATTGCAATACTCACAATTCATTTAATTTTTTTACAAATTTCAGTTATAAATTCAATTAATTTATCAGGTGTATATTCACGTTCATATTGTGTGCATCTACGGCCTGGCTGTCCAACAATTCCACATATAG